GCAAAATCAAGGAGTTACAGAGTGCGTGACCCGGAGTGGGATGAGATGCTTGCGAAGTACACTGAACGGGTGCCGGTCCCGGTGTTCCGCACCGACCCCCCGATCAAGTCTCGCATCGACGAACAATGCAAACAAGAGGAGTGCGAGAGTGACGACAGTGAAGACTCGGATGGAGAGTGAGTATGAGAAGCACATGGACAACCTTGTTGCACACGCGCGTGGGCTCGTGGGCGACGAGGCTGAGGACATTGCTCACGAGGCGTTCTACGAAGTCATGGACTTGCCTGAGCTTAGAGAGGGCGAGATCGGCGGCCTGCTCATGCAACGCGTTAAGTGGCGAGCAGCGGACTTCCTGCGTCGTCGTGAAGCGGTTCTGGAAGCAGACCTCGGGGAAGTGGACGACGACGGAGAGTCGATGCGTCCTATGCAACTCGACGATCTTGAAGCCACGCAAGTACATCATGGTAGTGTACCGCCATGGCCGACCGCCATTGATCACGATAGTCCGGAGGAAATTGTGACAGCAGCACAGATGCGGGACAAGATTGCACAGGTATGCAAGGAGCACTGCGGTGCCGATGACTACGGGATGTTCATGGCGATTGCAGATGGTGTGGACCAAGCGCGCGTAGCGAAGGAGTGGAAGGTGGATCAGGCAACGGTGTCGCGGGCGGTCGCGCGTGTGCGCAACGTGGTGTCTGACTTCCTCGACGAGAGCCACCCTTAACCGTTAAGGTTGTAAGTAAACTGACCTTGCAGCATTGGCCGTGAAACTAAATTCATCGAATAATCAAGGAGTTATAAAAAACTCAGTTAGCATATGCATAATTGTGTGTGTTTCTACGTTATAAGAGTATAACCTCCGCCGGATGCAACCGTGCAAGGGTTGCGTGGAGCGTAACGAATAGGAGTCACAACGTGACGACAACGAATCAGCCGAAAGTTCCGAATGGTATCAAGATCGGAGATAAGGTTTTGTTTGTAACAGGAGTTGATGAGGATGAAGAACGACACGGAGTAGTGCTAGACATTCTGTCTACGCAATTCCTTATCAACGATGCGAACAACGTGACATTCATCGCATCATTCAAAAACGTGACACCGGAGAAATGAGTGAGCAAGAACAGTCCGCGCAAATCCAACATGCGCTTCGGCAAGTACCGAAGCCTGCGCCAAGCGTACATGGAACTGCGACCAGACATGACGTACATCGCGTACTACAAGCGGGTGAAGGGGGGCATGGACCCCATCGAAGCCGCGAAGCTAGTGCGCCAGAAGGCGGGTCGTGTGCGTCGTGCAAAGCTGCCGTGGGAGGCATGATCGTGAGTAGCAAGAAAGACGAATTCATCTCGGAAGGTTTGGTGGTCCTGATCTGCGTCGCGCTGATGCTCTACGCAGGGTGGTCAATCTACCACGGCTTGGGGCGCACGTGAGTGCGCGTGCCCAACTTGCCATCGAAGCGGGCGCGCTCTCGCCGGGCGAGTCTGTACGGCTCGTATGCCCGTTCTGCGGTGGCGGGTCGTCCAACGAAAAGACCTTGGTCCTTACGCAGAGCGATGACGGTGCTGTACTTTTCAACTGTCATCGTGCCCATTGCAATTCTCGTGGAAGGATTGGAGGTGTTGCTCTCGGGATTACTAGTACTCGGGCTGCGCCTCAGCGGAGAGAGACCTTCGCACCCGGCCCCGATACCGTACTGCCCGGACACATTCGTGGTTGGCTCTGCGATGAGTGGTACTTTGTCACGGCACCCCGAGGATGGTACTGGGACGAAAGCCGAGGCCGCATAATGATGGCGGTCAAGTCGCCGAAGGCCGAGCGTAGAGGATGGGTGGCCCGCGGTCTTGGCGGGGCGTACCCTAAGACGTTGAACGAGAAGGAGGTTTTCGATCAGCCGTGGGTGCACTGGGCCGGTCTGTTCCAGAGCAACCGCCCTATGTATATTGTGGAAGATATACCGTCGGCGGAACGGCTACAGCAGCGGGGCGTCATAGCGTGTGCGCTCATGGGGGTACACGCATCGGACGATGTGGTGGCGGAGATTGCGGAGGTAGCGGCCAAGCGCCGCGCTCCTGTGATCATCGCTCTAGATCGTGACGCAGTGAGCAACGCGTTCTCCTTGCGGGACCGCCTGTTCCACAGCACCGAGGGCAAGGTGATCGTGGCTGTACTGAAGGACGTGGACATTAAGAACATGACCCACGAGGAGTTGGAAGATTGGCTGAACGTAGGCTTCTAGCGTCATGCCTCCAAAGTAGGAAAGCGTTTGACAGCGTAGCCGATCACATCACACGCGAGGACTTGACCGAGCAAGGGCAGATGCTACTGGCCCACTTGTCCAAGTTCTTTGAGCGTGACCCGAAGGCCGTAGTCGCAGACCCCGAGCTAGTGCTCGCGTCGATCTGTCGTGAGCTACCGAACCCCAAGCACCATCAGGTGTTCAAGGATATGGTAGCCTCGCTCAGCTCGCTTGAGACCTCGCCAGAGAACGTGGTTGCGGACTACCTAGCAGTGCGCAGAGAGAAGGTGGGGAACGTCCTCGCCTCCGCTCTAGCCGCAGGGAGGCCCCCGGATGTGGTTGGTCCACTGGTTGACAAGTATTCCGATCTGTTGGAGTCCGAACTAAACCCAGAGAAAGAGGAGGCGCGAGTACTTGTTGGTGCGTCGGTTAAGGATTTGGTTGCTGCCCGTCATCGTGATGGTGGGCTCATTCGGGTGTACCCTAATAGCCTCAATGAGCGACTCGACGGCGGGCTTCTCCGCGGGCATCACGTGGTCATATTTGCCCGCCCGGAAGTCGGCAAGACGACGTTCGTTATCAACGGGATACGAGGATTCCTACAACAGAGTCTCCGAGTCCTGTACTGTGGTAACGAGGACCCTATCGAGGACATTGTGCTGCGACAGGTGTCTTGTCTTGCAGAGATGACCAAGCATGAGGTCATGGAGGACCCCGAAGGGGCGGACGCTTTGGCGCGGGAGATGGGGTACGACAACCTTGTCCTTGCGAGCTTGACGCCCGGCACCCCGAAGGAGATTGAGCGGCTGATCATTGACCACAAGCCGGACGTAGTGGTGATGGACCAGTTGCGGAACCTGTTGGTGGGTGAGGAGAACTTCACCCGCTCGCTTGAGCGGTCAGCACAGATCGTACGTGCGCTTGGAAAGAAGCACAACGCTCTGGTATTGTCCGTCACGCAGGCAGGCGACAGCGCAAGCGGCAAGAGTATTCTCGACATGGGCGACGTTGACTCGTCAAACACCGGGATACCTGCGCAGGCAGACGTGATGATCGGCATTGGTATGTCGCGGGATGATGAACTGCAAGGACGGCGGGTGCTGTCCCTCCCGAAGAACAAAGCAGGAGGCAACCACGACTCGTTCCCGGTGCGGGTCGATCTGGCTAGGTCAAGGGTGTACTCGTCGTGAACAGTGTCATCAAGATCAACGCCATTAGGTGTGTGCATTGCGGGGAGATTGTGGTGTCAACGTTTCGCCACCACTTCGCTCCGCACTCGTGCGCTAAGCTGCGCGAGTTGCACGGCCCGGATGGGTTTATTGCAGCAGACGGTGGCACCGCCTACCTCCGTCGGTGTGGGCACAGGGCGGATTGGGAGGAGGCTACAACGTGGGAGCCTTAACCGTTAAGGTCGGAGATCTCCCGGACTTTGTAACGAAGCCTGACCCGGAGATCTACCAGAACGGTAAGCCCCTGTTCGTGGACTTTGAGACGACGAACTTGAACAAGGGCTCGTCCCGAACAAAGCAGAACAGGATTGTGTTGGCGTGTTGGCAGGAGGGGTGGTATGGCCCAGTTAAGCACAAGTGGGGAGGAGAGTATGATCAGCAGGATTTGCTCGATGCTATATCTCGCTCTGATTTCATTGTGGCGCACAACGCCAAGTTCGAATTGGGATGGCTCGAAAGATGCGGAATAGATCTATCGTCGATACTGGTATACGACACGATGCTAGCGGAGTACGTGATCGGGGGCAACAGGTGGAAGACCGGGCAGCTCTCGCTGGACGTAGTATCCAAGAGGTACTCCGTAGGTACGAAGGGTACTACAGTCAGCAAGCTGATCAAGGCGGGGGTGCCAACCGAGGAGATCCCGCAAGAGTGGCTGCTGAAGTACTGCCAACAGGACGTGTCGCTGCTACCGGACATAATGTCGAAGCAGCTCTCTGGTATGTCTGGGACGAGGCTTCTGCCGGTGGTGTACAGCCGGTGCCTGCTGACCCCGGTGCTGTCCGATCTAGAGAAGAACGGAATGCGACTGGATGGTGGACCAATCCTGCAACTAGCGGCGTCGCTAGAGGCGTCGTTGGAGGACGCCGAGCGGAAAGCGAACGTGTTAGCCGAGGGCGTGAACCTGAACAGCCCGAAGCAACTGGCGGCGTTCCTGTACGATCAGCTCGGCTTTTCTGAGCCGACGATCAAGCGAGGCCGCAAGACATTACCTGACCGTACCCCGTCCGGGGGCCGCAAGACCGATAGCGACACGATAGCAGGACTGGAGTGTCGGACGGACAGGCAGCGCGAATTCAAGGCGCTATTCGAGGAGGCCCGTGAGTACAACGGCCAACTAACCAAGTACCTCCGCAAGTTCGTGGAGTGTATCAACGACAACGAGGGGATGCTCTATGCCAACTTCAACCAGACTCAGACGGCGACGCACAGACTCTCCTCCTCCGGGGCCGAGTATGCGGTCCAGTTCCAAAACCAGCCGAGAGCGTACAAGAAGTTCTTCCGTGCGTCAGTGGATGACTGGCTGGTGGGAGAGGTCGATGGTGCGCAGTTGGAGTTCCGGGGCGCTGGCCATCTTGGGAGAGATGAGTGTGTTCGTAATGATGTTACCAATGGCGTGGATGTACACTCTAAAACCGCCGCGAAACTTACCGAGGCGGGACAAGAGACTGACCGACAGGTTGCGAAAACGCATACTTTCAAGCCTCTCTACGGGGGCAGCTCGGGCACTGAGGCTGAACAAGCCTACTACCTCGCCTTCAGAGAGTGGTACCCCGGAGTTGCAGCCGCGCAACAGCGGTGGATCAATGACGTTCTACTGAGCAAGAAGCTTGAGACTGAGTGGGGGTTGGTGTTCTATTGGCCGGATACGCGGATGACCGAGAGCGGGTACATCACGAATACCCCGTCCATTTGCAACTACCCGGTCCAGAGCTTCTGTACAGCGGAGATCATACCGTTGGCTCTGGTATGCATGTGGCACAGGTTGCGCCGCATGGAGAACGTCCTGATGCGTCTGGTGAACACCGTCCACGATTCCATCGTGGCCGAGTTCCCGCCAGAGGAGGCAGATCTGTTCCACGCTCTATCGGTACAGTGCATGAAGGAGGACGCGACTGAGATGGTCCGCAAGCTCTACGGGATCGAGCTATTCGTTCCGTTGGGCTGCGGTGTGAAGATCGGGGACCGTTGGGGTTCCGGTAAAGAAACGAAGTACTAAAAAAGGATAACAAGTTGTCTATCAAAGGCACAGTAAGCAAGACGTTTGAGAAGGAATGGGACGGTCGGGATGGCAAGGTGGTCTTGCATTCGTTCCAGATTCAGGGCGATCAGCGGTACTTCCGTACGGGTACGGACAAGCTGTTCAAGCAGGGTGACACGATTCAGTTCGATGTGTCGGGCAACAATCAGGTGGTGAACGAATCCGTGGTAAAGCTCGAAGCGTCGGTGCAGACGGCACCCCCGGCAGCTACGGGCGGAGGCGCGCAGAGGAACTGGAGTGGCGGCGGTGGATACAAAGCGAAAGCGGCAGAGAAGGATGCGTACTGGACAGACAAGGCAGCGCACGACCTTGAGCGAGAGCGACGACAGCAGGAGATCGTCGAGCCCCGCATCACGTGGTCGTCTGCCCGAACCGCAGCTATCGACGTGGTCGGTCTTGCGCTTCAGCACGACGCCATTGCTTTCGGCAATGCTTCAAAAGGCGCGAAGCTTGGCATGATCCTCGACTTCGTTGACGAGGTGTCTGCCCGGTTCTACCACCAGTCCATGGCCGCAGCGGAGACTGCTGATGCTCTGGCGGCAGCGGAGCCCAAGGCGAAGGGCCAAGCGAAGGGAGCCTCGAATGACGAATAATGAGGACGGCCCACACATGGAGCTTGCGCAGGACGGCGAAGCGATCTTTGAGAACGACCACTACGAAGTGGTGCTGATGTTCGTCGGGCCGGACGGCCCGCCGTTCACGGACGGGCGGTGGGAGTACCACTCGTTCTACGGGGTCCGCAACAAACGGACGGAGATCATCGAGCACACATGTGTGCAGTTGCCCGAGGCGATCTTCACGACCATCGGGCTTGACGCGGCCTTGAACAAGGCTCCATGGAAGTGGGCTGAGGACATGGCAGCGGCAGCGGCTACGGTGAACTAAGTGAAGGTCCGGTTGGATGGAGATGTGATCGTGTACGCCGCGGGATTCGCGTGCGAACACACGTTCTGGATCATCGTCCATGCCGGGGAGCGGAGAGAGTTCGAGACGCGCAAGGAGATGCTAGCCTTCGCGGAGTCCCTCGGACTAACTCCCGGTCAGTACGTAGTAGAGCAGCGGCGGGAGGTTGAGCCCCTATCCAACGCGCTCTACAACGTGCGGTCCATCGTAAACGCTACCGCGGAGGCGATGCAGGTAGACCCAAAGACAGAGGTAATCGTGTACCTGTCCGGGCCTACCAACTTCCGCACTGGCGTAGCTACGATCCTGCCGTACAAGGGCAACCGAGACAAGGCCCACAAGCCTGTCCACGCTGCCGATATCAAGGCGATGATCCGCAGGGAGTACGATACGCGTACCTCTGAGGACGAGGAGGCGGACGATCAGATGGCGTACGAGCACTACGCTGACTGGCTCCTCGATCCGCATTCGTCCGTCATCGCTACGGTGGACAAGGACCTCGACATGATCCCCGGATTGCACTACAACTTCCGCAAGAAGGAGAGCTACTATATCACGCCCGAGGTTGGCGTCTGGAACTTCTACAAGCAGTGCCTCACCGGAGATACTACGGACAACATTCCGGGCCTTGAGGGCATCGGGCCCGTACGGGCAACACGACTCCTACCTGATGTTGGAGCTACAGAGGCTGATCTGTACCGTACCGTACTGGCCGCATACGTGGAAAGATATGGAGAGGAAAGTGATGCTCGACTACTGGAGGTGGGTCGCTTGCTCTACATAAGAAAACGTCCGGGTGAGTGGTGGAACCCTCCGGCCTTAACCGTTACGGAGAACGACGAGGCCGTACATACCACAAGCAACTAGGTACGCAATGTTCTACGACAGGCGACCTCCGGATACTCCCGGCGAGCTGAACTTCGCCATAACGCAACTACTGCTCAACTACTTAGATGGCGGGATGTCGTACACTGCCATCAACGAAGTGATCGGGGTACTGGAGTGTGCGAAGCTAGAGCTATATCGGCGCGTCGCTGCGCCTTACGAAGATAAGAAGAAAGAGGAGAATGGCGATGTCTACTGACAAACCTTGGTACTTGGCGGGACCGATGACCGGCATCCCGCAGTTCAATTTCCCCGCGTTTGACGCGATGACGGAGGCCCTACGTAAGGACGGGATTGCCGTTATGTCCCCTGCGGAGATGGACGATCCGGAGACTAGGAAGATGGCGATGGAGTCTCCGGACGGGGCCCCCGGGTCGGGGTCCGCCAATAACGAAACGTGGGGTGACTTCTTGGCTCGCGATGTAAAGCTAGTCGCGGATAACGTCCGAGGGGTGCTAGTGATGGATGGGTGGGAGCGGTCCCGCGGCGCACGACTGGAGACATTCGTGGCGTACTTGACCGGAAAGCCGATTCGGTGGGCGTCG